CTTTAACGAACAATCCGCTTCCCGGTAGTGTAATTTCTCCAGTTTTGTACGCATCAGTTGTGTTTACATTGAAGTTGAAATCATTAGCATTTTTAAGAGCGATGATTAAAATTCTGAATACATCCCATCCACAGAATGCTACTAATGGATACTCAGGTCTTGCTAACATAGCTACCGGTATCTTTTTGTAAACATCATCAAATATACCGATAACATTCGCTGCTGCGATAGCTGCTGTTGCTGTTGCGTATACTGGAGATGCTGCATCAATTACTTTCAACCATCCATTTGCTTGTTTCAACACTTGATTACCTGTTGAAGTAGTATCACCTTGCCATACTAATTGCTCCATACTTGAAGTAATATTTTGAACAACTTGATCAACGATTAACTTTTCGAAAGGTAAAGCATCATAATTAGAACCTGCGATTAATTTCGTAGATAAAAACTTGCTTTCTAATGTCTCAGGACAAAAAGTATCTTGCCATTTTAATTTAGTTACTGTCAATACACGATCAGAAAATACTGAAGAACCTGATGCGTTAAAAGAACATACACCACCTGCTTGAAAAGGAGCAGTATTTGTAAAGTTCATAATTGATTCAGCATTCTTAATACCTGCGATAATATTGATACCAGGATATTGTAATGTTGCAGCTTGTGTAATTGCTGCTGTGTAAATTCTGTCTGCGTTTTCTCTAACGTAGTCAGTTAAGTCTGTTACTGTAAATCCAGCCATTTCTTTAAATTTATTTAGTTAATATTTATTTGTTTAATTCTTTTTCAATTCGTAATATATCAGCTTTGAAAGATGATCTTTGTTCCTTCACAGAGAATGGCTTATTAACCTTTTCTGTTGGTGCTACCGATGGTTCGTTAGAGATTGCCTTAACAATTCCGAACATCTCTTTGTTGATGTCTTTCAATGCTTTGTTCTCATCAACTAATGACTTAAACATAGAACTGAAATCTACCTTTATTGGTTCGAATCCTTCAAGTTCTAAAGAGAAGATATGCTCTTCAACTTGAGACTTGATAACTCTCTTTGGTGCAGTCTTAACTTCCATCTCTCCTGTTGCAGGTGTTGTTGGTTCTGTTGCTACCGGTGCATTCGTTTCTCCTGCAGGTAGTTCTTCAGCTTTCTCATATTCTGCTACAAGTCCACCCATTACAACTAACTTAGAACCATCCTCCATTACATATTCTCCATCAGGCATCGGAAGGATTCCCTCAGGTGTTACTACATTAACCGGTACACCTTGTGCTAATTCGGGAGCATCATATTGAACGATAGTTACACCATCCATCAACTTAGCTTCAGTAAAAGATTGTTCTGTTGTTACAATAGGTTCTACATTGAATTTCTCAATAAGACCTTTCAATTTTTCGATTCCTTCTTTTAGGTTCATGTTGTTTTTTATATATAAGTATAGTTAAAATTAGTATTGTGTAATTTGATTTAGTATTTTTAAGAATTGATCTTCAAAAGTTTCCTTATATGGAACTAAATCAAACATCCCCTCAACTGATACCCCTTTAAAATTACCGCTCTTTACAAACTCATTCCACATCTCATCATCCTGGAACTTGTAAGATATGAACCATGTACCATCAGGGAGATCGTTAAACATCTCCGGTGCTTTGATTCCCATTGATGCATCTGATACCCATGAATTCTTCATGATGATACCATCTAACTTCTTAGAACCATCATGCATCTCGTTTACATTGTTGATATAGTTCTTACTCATGAACTTCTCCTGCATGATATTAATCTGCTCTTTGTCGAATATCACATAGAACTCACCCATCTTCTCGTTACGTCTGTATATCGGTAAATCGGGAATCATTGCAGGTGATACGATTATCTTTCGCTCCTGGTTGATTGCAAACTGCTCTTTGTGGTCAAATGCAAACCAATTAACTTGAATTGCAGGTGAATCAACTAAGGCAATATAATCTACTCCCGAATCCTCTTTGTCGGGATCAATAACCATTCTGTAAATCGGTAACTCTTTATCCATATTAATAAGTATAAATAATCTATTGTTTGTGTATTATAAACTTGCTCTTTCTTCAATTGTGTTCACTCGCTTCTGAGATGTGGTGATGTCTGTCTCAACTACTACCGCTTTAATTGTTGGTTGAGAATTTGCTCCTGCTGCCTTAATCGTTCCATCTGCATTCAATTGTGTACTTCCTGAACTTGGAGGTTCTAATGCTACACCACCACTTGCAGAACTTAATGATGCCATTGCTCCACCACCGCCACCGGTACTTGTAGAATTGTATTGTGTAGCTGCTATCTTCGCTACTGATGCTGCACCTGTTAATATTGTTGCTGCTAATGATGCAATACCTATAGGTGATGGTACTGGTCCTATAGCTAATGGTGCTTGAGATAGTGATTTAATAGCAGCCATTGCAGTACTTAAAATTGCACCGGTTAAAGCTAATCCCTTATTAACCTTAAATTGTTGTCTCGCTGCTTTCTCTTCTTCCGCACTTCCCTTTTTAACATTAGCCATCTTAATGGAGAAGTACAGATCAGCTAACCCTTGCATTGCTTCGTTACTTTTCTGTGCTATTTCTAATGCTGCTGCTGCTTGTCCTAATCTTAGGTCTTTTTCTTTCTCTGCATATTTTATTCTTATCAATTCTTTTGCTGCTTCATTACCCTCAACCAATGCTAACTCAGCATTCATTTGTATCTGAAGATTCTCTAACTGACCTGCATATGTTTGAGCATTATAGAATTCATCTAAAGCAGCTTTTGACTTTAACCATTCCTCCGCAATAGCTAAAGCATCTGCATTACCTTGTGCCTCATCTGCTATTGCTTTATCCTCTACTAACTTTTTGTCTGCATCTGCTTTATCCTTTATTGCTTTTAAGTTTTTCCAATAAATATCATATTCTGCTTCTGCCTTTCTATATCCTTCTGTTTCCTTCTTTGCTTTCTCTTCATCTGCTTTCTTTTTCTCTTCCCCTGCTTTTGTATTATTATCTTGTATTTGCTTATTCTTTTTAATATCAATGATTACAACTGCATCTGCTGCTTTTTGTGTTAATGCAATAAGTTCTGTAAATCGTTTATTTTCGTCATTTGTAAATCCTCCTCTTGCTCTTGCTGCTGTAACAATAGCTATTGCTTCAAGTCTAAGTGTTTCAATTATTGCTAACTGCTTTTTCTTTTCTAAATCTAATGTATTTTTACCTGCTGCTGCTGCTCTTTCTATCTCTCTGTCATATCTCGATACAATTGCATCTCCAGTCTTTTTAGCATTGGCTATCTGTGTTGCTGCTAAGTCATCCGATGCATTGGATGTTAATCCCATAAAATCGGTAAGGTCTTTGAATCCCTGAACAACTATACCAATAATCTTTCCTACAAAATCAAATGCATCTCCGATTATTTTTACCTTATCCTTTAACGCAAACATTGCTGTACCTATTGCAATTACAATAGTAGCAATAAGCAGTATAGGATTTGCTTTTAATACATTCCCTAACACCTTAAACGCATCGCCCATACCTACAATCCCCTTTATACCATCAGCAAATGCGGATGCCGCTTGTACTTTTAATAGCATTTTTTGTGTCTCTTCCGATTCCACACCAAACAATGCCATAGCACCTACTGCTCCTTGTATACCCGATGCTACACCACCCATTACATTACCTAATGCAGCAATCTTACCTTGTGGATTAAATGCTTTAATCTCATCGTTCAAATCACCTATATCATCCTTAATACCTCCTAACTTCTGTAAGGTTTGAACATATTCTTTTGATCCTGCTGTAAGTCCAGACAAGATCTGTTGTGTTTCCTTAAACTCTTTCTTTAACTCGGATAAACTCTTAGCACCACCATCGGCATCTACATTTATCTTTATCGCTACTTCTTTGTCTGCCATTATTCCTGTATTATTCTATAGGTTAAATAAATAATTATATCGCTGTTGCCTAATGTTGGATTACCTACTTGTGCTTGTAAATAAACTGCCTTATTAGAGATTAACTGAGTATCTGCTGCTGCACTTATACCTTGCTGAGATGATACACCTATTCTACTTACTGTCGCATTTAAAGCATTACTAAAAACGTGTTGTACTCTTGTAGCTGTATCTGTATAGATATTTAATGTTGTACTTACTGCATAAGCTATACTATTAAAAGATACCTTACAAGCTGCTGTTAATACCTGAATGTAATATCCTGCTCCTGGTGATGGTATCAATAAGTAAGGTGTAGTAAACAATGTCAATACACTTGCACTCGGAATCGTTATTGTGCTTGTTTGGTTTAAGCTATCCTCATTCAATACCACACCATTGATATACATCGAATTGCTCTCAGTAATCTCAGTATCAAATGTGTTAATCAATGTTACATTACTTAATCCTCCTCCAATAATACATCCGCTACTACCTAACAATGTTATACCTTGACTATTACCAATCACATTACTATCACCATTCACAATGCAGCTTCTTACATTATCTCCATAGATGTTGCCAGTTCCTCCAGTCATTGCTCTCGCTCCTCCTTGTATTCTGATGTTATCTACTGTTGATGCGTTCCATGTGTTGATGATAGGAGGAATCTCATTGGATAAACCGAATGCCGAACCTATACCACCAATCATGTAATGTAATGTAGGTGTAAATGTACCACTATCTTTAATCTTTAAGAACTCGCATTTCGTTACATCGTTCTTTAACGGATCGTAATCAAATACCTTGTTAAGTCTGAAATAATCATTCTGAAAGTAGAACTGATTCCTAAAGTCTAAGTTCCTAATATCTGATGGTCGCAAATAAAAGTAAGCTGTAAATATCTTACTGTCTCTATCTGTGATCTCATCTATTAACTTCTTATGGAATCTGTTGAAGATATTGTTATTCGTATAATACAAAGTATTGTAGTATATCTCTTGAGGAACACCGAAAGATAGGTCTAATGTTGGATTCGTAGGTTCATCTACATGACCTGCATACAAGTACTGAGTGACAGTATGAACACCGCTTACTCTCCCATTATACTGATATGGTACATTGGATGTCTTTACCCCTCCGTTATAAAGCAATCTGATGTTAAATGCTTTGCTCTTTACAATATTTGAACTATCCACATCCCATATCCTGGAGATGATTCTATTACTTGCATTGTCACCGACCAATGGTGTAGGACTAAATATTACTTTGTTCTCACTTGTTGCACTTAAGAACTCGTTATCTGTTACATATCTAAATCTTCCGTATGTCTCAGAATAGGTATCCTTATACTTCTTATTGAAGTAATCGGTATCATCAGTATAGGTAAAGTTAAATTCTTTGTTATCCAAATCACCCATCGGCTTGATGTCAATCGGCTTTGAATTGTCTAACTTATAAGACCAGTCTACATTTGTTCCTGAACTATAGAAATCATCCCTTGTTTCAATGAGTAGATTACTATCGTTATTAGGATCAGTATCAACGTATAGATTGAACATCTTAATCACTGATAATAAGAAATCCTTTTGCTTTATCTTTAATGGAACAGCTTGATTAATAACACAAGTATCACCCTCAACAATACCTGTTACTGGAACAAGGTTCTTGAATGTACCACCATTAACTCCTAATGTACCTGAAAACCCATCTGCTCCGTAATAAAATCTACTAAAGGCAGCAGTAATTTTAATCCTATCACCTGCATTTAAAAATATATTTGTAATGCCAATAGTCATTACTGAAGATGCATTTGTTTGAATATAATCGAAAGCTATTGTAGACCATGTTGCACCTGCATTGGTACTCTTTTTTATGTATAATCCGAAATACAAATTACCTACACTTGGCGTAACATTATCAACGTACTCAGCATTAGCACCAAAACTAAAAAAACCACCTACCGCACAAATGAATTGACCTGTACTCGGATTGTATTGCCCTGATGGATCACTGATCTCATTGTTATAAATTACATCGAATTCATCTGTTGATCCATAAGTATCTACTGCTGCATTAGTCTCAACTGTCTGCCTTGCTTCGAATAACTTTGGTGCTAATAGTGTATCTGTTAGTAATAATTTAGATGCATTGGCAGGAACTATCAGCTTCTTAAAGTAATCGCTATTAAAGAATGAACTCGTATAAGTATAACCTACACTCTGAAATATTTTATCTATGTAAGTTCTAAGAAATAACGCAGGTAACAAATGCTCTACATCTACCTTAGTCAAATCG